ACGCAGGAATGTGAAGTGTGCTTCTTTAAGCGCTCACATATAAACGAATTCATACGTCTCTCGTAACCTAGAGATAGGGACTGATTGTTGGTTGCATTCAAAGCCAGAACAAGTACAGGGAATAAACTCAATTATTCGATACGACTTGGGGTCTTTAAAGTAGTCTCCTCACAGTATACTCTAGGATATTACATCACAGAAATAAAGTGCGCTATAGACCAGTCAAATCTATAGTTATTGTGAAACTAAGTCCATCGGGTAGGGTCCAAGAAAACCACCCAAACGACCGTCATCTGCCATTCCAATTCCAATGGCTTCTATTGTAGTACTTCCAATTTGGCTAAGCGTCTGTGCCAACAGTGTACCTTCATTTTGGAGATCTGATTCTCCCTCAGGAAAGGATGCTGCATAGGGACTAACTAAATAGTTGTACATACTCGTGAATGATGTCTCGATTTCAGGTCGATGCCCAACATTCGCAGATACAGATTGAAAACAGTTCATTTGTGCAGCATTCCACATCCCACCTACGATGGTTTCTCCTCCTCGTGGATCCCAGGTGTAAACCCAGTTCTCATTACCGTTGCTCAACGGCAAGATTACCCAACGCAGACCACCACGTCTTCCAGCATAAGCTGATGACCAGTAATTAAAAGGACTATCGCTACTTGTGAACACATCAGCGGGTCGAAGGGCCCACCAATTAATTGCAGTACCGAATGTTTTAATCGCTATCATGTATTTCCGACGTAATAGATCTCGAATTGAGACAATCTTTACCATCGGGACAAGGGAAACGGGAACCGATTCTCCACCCGTACCTAACACGATCCTGGCTTGTGGATTCTCCCCCAAAAGATCAAAAGAGCCCACACCGTCATCCTCATCTTTCAATAAAGTCGCGGTCACCGGGACAAGCTGAATCGGAACAGTCCCATAAAGCTCCATCTCTGGAGCACTCACAAAGCACTCAATACTTACACTATTTGGAGCACCGTCTGCGACGGCCAAAGCATTGACGACATGGATGTAGAACATTCCCACGCCATACAACTCACCGATTGGAGCACCGGTGTTGTGAACCTGCTTGAATACCGTATTTGAAGGGAAATTAACACGGATATCAAACTCTCTCTGACCATCCTTGAGATCCATAATGTAAAAGTATTGCGAATTAGCCTGTTCGTCCGATACCGTAGTATCAAAAGAACCGTAAAGAACCGAAAACCTCAATGTACCCGTTGCAAAAGATGTCGTTACGAGTTTTATATGGAAGTCTATAGGTCCTCTCCAGAACCTATGAGCATACGATACCCAATCTAAAATTGTTGGTGATAGAGTGGTTGTCGAACTCCCTCGGTAATTCGTCATAAACATAGTCGGCGTAATCAATCCAGAAGTCAATTGCGTACCTGATACTACCGTTGTATCCCAAACTAAAGTTGTGAAATATGACATGATCGTCAATATATGAGCGAATAAACACTCATCTTCCAGCGTACTGAAATGTTCACTACTTGTTGGCGCTAGCTCTTGGCTTGAAATGGCTAATTTATCGACTGCCACCGGCACATCTATGTTGTTGAACTTCCCCACGGTTTTAGTGGTCACTTCCATGGGAGACATCGGCATAGCCTCATGATCAAGACTAGTAATTATGTCCAACGCGTCTTTTCCAACGGCAGCGATCTTACCTACCGTTTTAGCACTAGATTGAACTGTGTTAGCAAAAGATTTGAGCTTATGGAACATTTGCGGTCTTTCACCGAGTTGTTTCATTGTTTCTTCCATTCTCTTTTCAGTAACTTTCTTCCGCCTGGCAGCCTGTTCACGATTTCTTTTCATCTCTTTCAAGACACGAGAAGTTGTCGCTACAAAAGGCAATCCCAAAGGCAAATGGAATTCTGATCTCGGGAACCGGACGAAAACAGTGACATTCACGGTTGTTGACGTTCCTGTTCCAGCCTGTAATGGCGAAAATACATGGAGGCCCCATGTACCTAGACTTCCACGGATCGTGGTGTCAGTCTGATAATACGTCCTGATATAATTCTCAGGATGCATAAACGGAATGACCATAGTCTGGGACACTGGTGCGTTTGCATGTATATATCCCCCTTTCAAGTTTGAGATCATACATTTGTTAAGCGCAGGTCGATGAGTTCTATATTGAGAGCGAGTCGTATTAGGAGCCCAACAAGCTTTCAATAACCCCATGTGCCATTGCGTACTGTTTAAGATAACATTAAGTTCAATGTCTCCCCTCCAATACGCGTTGTTGATAAAACCCTGAGCCAGTTGTTGATCCAACACAGCATCCATAGGGAGGTTTAAATCAACCAATCGAGTACCAACGACCATCGTCGTGTCCCAAGGATATGTTCCAACCTTGAACCACTTCTCAGCCATTGTAGAATACTCAATCGGCTTATCAGTCATCCTCAATACAGGTGCAGCGCTTGCCACTTCCTGCTTATCAGTGATTTTAACAATTTCCGGAGCAGTTGCATGAACGATCGTAGCACCAACTGAGGTTTGATCAACCCCAGTTGCCATCTCGGGCCGCTCCAAGGATTGAGGGTTCTCTCCAAAGAGCTTCCCGAGATGGTATTCATCTATTTCCACGTTACTCCGCCAAGGAAGTCTGCAGCAGACTTTCCGAGAAATGCCCATTAGTGACCAGGGCTTGTAGTGACGCGTCAAAGGATGGAACCACGATCTTTTGATTTGCTTTCGCAATTTCAGCTTCAAGGGCCGTCTTGTATCTATCGTATTCATGCCTCCCATAAAATACAAGAAAATCCATTACATTCGGGATTGTTTGTTTCAGAGTATCCCAAGGTGTATCAACCTTATTAACTCTCACCCAATTCAAGGCCTCGTTGAAGCTCGCGGCCGTGATTAGTGGGACAACAGTTCCATTCTCCAGCTTCCGACTTTTGCACTTTAAGTACTCCAAATCCAAAATTGGTTGTGGCTCTCCAAATTCTCCTGCTTTATTCGCAGGAGTATAAATTATGCCGTGATCGGCAAACCAAGCCATCAACGTCTTGCC